TCGATTTCAGGTTTTTCTTTGGGAAGTATCTCTCCCTCTACATCAAATGCTTCATCTAAACTATCAAATTTATTAGTCATATTCAATTACATAAATGTATTACCATCAAATCCAAAATCGTCTCCAATTTCAATTAAATCATTATCTGCTTGTGTTATGGATTTGAGTTCTGCTCCCCTAACATGATCTTTTGCTGTAGTATTGTCTCTTCCTCTATCAATTGTAAGTTGGTTATTGCTACCAATTTTTTTGATATATATTAATTCTCCGTCAATCTCAAAGTAAGTATTTGCAGTAATACTACTATTATTGTCTACTGTAATAGTAGTATCTCCACTTTTAATATCTTCAGTAAGAAGAGTTACAACAGAATTATCATAATCTTTGACTGCTCTAGGTGTAACTCTATAAGCAATGTCTCTCTTTTCAGAATTATCAGTATAGTAAGAGAGTGTTGCTTGCTTGATTGGTTCGACTCTTGTAACAGGACCAAACAGATATGTCTTCGCAGTAAATCTTAATGTATAAAGAAGAACTCTTCTAGAAGAGTAATCTCCCTCATAATCATCCTGCATTGTAATATTTTCTAATATGATAGGAATATCTCTTTTTTCGTTTATTGTATCAACAAGTTCTACACTAAGATTAAATGCTGGCTGAAAATATGGTAAAATTTGTTCTACAATCTGAAGAGCATCGTCATTTAACTTAGACATGATGCTAAGTTCAAATTGCATATTGTAAGGAACCGGAGTGAAAGTCTTATTTACCTTCTTTTCTGTATTGGGGTCTTTTACAGCAATCTTTTGAGTTGTAGTAACTTTACGAGAAGAATCATAAGTAAGACCAGTAAACTCAAAAGACATTCTTGGTAAAGACAATGATGTAGATTTGTTTAAATCACCTGATTGCTCAAGTCTTGCCAAAAACTTTTGCGTAGGACCATATGCTAGAGGTATTTTCATCACACTGAAATTTGTATCAGAAGCATCCTTCTTCTGAATATTAATGTTATTAAAAAGAGTACCAAATGATATGATAGTCTTTCTTAGAATTTCGTGGTAAAAAAACTCAAACATAATTTTTGTTCACTATAATAATATTTAGTTAAGGCATCCCAAAAGGATTTTTCTCGGTAAAATCAAGTATTCCGTCTGCTTCAAGTTCAATAGTGTCATTTTCTGAGTATCCGTCATCAGCAGGATCATTATCTAATGAAAACACCGTATGTGTAGCAGAAGAAGAAGTACCGACAATAGTTTCTCCAATAGTGAAAGTTCCAGTAACATTACCAAGTTCAAGAACATTAGTAGTTGTATTCCATGTTCGGACTCTTGCGGTTGTACCACTTGTAGAACCGGTCACAATTTCATTATAAGTAAAGTCTCCAGTGTCTGGTGATCCTGGAGATGAAATTGTAATTGTAGGTGCTATAGTATATCCTATACCAGCATCTGTGATATTAATAGAAGTGATAGTTCCAGTAGAAGAGAGAATTGCTGTTGCTGCCGCAGATACAGTAGATATACCAGTAAATGTAATGGTTGGAGAGGTTGTATAACCAGAACCCCCACTAGTTACTGTGATAATTCCTATTGAACCACTTCCAAGGGTTGCACTAGCAGTAGCACCAATTCCAGTTTTACTTACGAATAATATTTCAGGTGCCACTGTATAACCAGCACCAGCATTTATTATATCTACAGAACTAATAGCATCTCTATCAATTGTAACGGTTGCAAAACCGGTGTTTCCTCCAGAAGGTGCTGATGAAATAGCAACTCTTGGAGCTATATTGTAAAAAGCACCTTGCTTTCCTACAGTAATAGAACGGATACCTCCATTAACTATACCTGTAATAGCAGTAGCAGTCGTTGCACTTCCGACTAAAGTCATTGTTAGTGTACCACCAAGGATGGTAGAATAACCAGATTCACTAACACCATCTGAATCACTCCCAACTAGAGTATCATCAATATCTTCTATACCGGTATCAATAATCTCATCTTCATATCTGAAGAGTTCGCATCTTAACTCATAGACATAATTTTTTTGTAATTGGTAGAATGGTTTTTCATGTTCAACAAATTTTATTTCAAACATTCTATCACCAAGGGGCATATAAATGATATCGCCCTCTTTCGGTCTAGATGTTAATTTAAGATTTGCTATACCATCGGTTAATGGAGCAATATAATTTTCATACCTTTCTTTTGAAATGATGAAAGTCATCTCTTGTGTTGACTGTATTCCAAATTTAGAAAGTAATGTACTATTATCATCATACCCTTCGTAATTTTGAACATACGCTTCAATAGGATATGCATTTTCAAAAGAAGATTCAATAACTTCTTCAATAACAGTATTTGTGGACAGGAAAGAACGTGGAAGATAATAAACTTCCACACCATACATTCTTAACTGCTCATTTATTAAATCTTGTACAAGATTCTGTTCTCCACTTGTACCTTGAATAAAAAATGGATTTAACATATTAACCTATCATATCTAAAGGAGGAAGTTCATATGTATTTGACATCTTCTCCATTAAATCATCAATTTCTTTTATAGCATCATCATAAATCTGTCTTCCATTAAGTTCTATTCCACCAGGAAGTTTAACTCCTTGGAACTTAATAAGATTTTGACCCCACTGTTTTTTAATAAGCATAGTCAAATATTTTTTAACAAAAGTGTCATTCCAAACTTTTGAAAAATCATTTGGATTTAACAATCTATAACAATCAATAACAATGTAATCTCCTACACTTACTCCTCCCCAATCTATATCAAGATATAATCTATCCATTCTTTGATTATATCTAATTTGCTTTTCTGTAGTTAGAAGAAAATCTATGTCTTCCAAATACGTTTTTGTCATAGCATACGTCAGCACTTCGGATGTTCCCCAATAATAAATGTCATTAAGAAACATTTGATATTTAATACTGAACATATTGCTTACAGCAGTATTAGTTCCATCAAATTTAAATACTTTCTGAATACCTATGATATCTGAAGGAACTTGTAAGTAATTGCTATTTTCAGTAAAACTAAAAGTAGTTGCCGTACCAACTATAGATGTACTAGCAGTGCTGGTTGTTACTCCTGCCGTAGAACTTTCTCCTGCTGGTGCTCTACCTCTATTAACATCATCTTGTGTAATTTTATACTTTAAGTAGATCTGAGAAACCCCATCATAATGTCTCTCATTCCAATATTGAAGGGCATCATCAACTAAGTCATCAATCTGCTCATCAGCAACGTTGATTTCTAATACAGGAGCTCCTAACTGTCTCTTACAATAATCAATTAAAGTCTGTCTAGATGATGGTTGTGCCATTTATTCACAAGTTTCCTATGTGTGTATTTATCTCAATCCTATAATAGACATAGTTTCTTGTTGCTTAAAATATAATTTGCAAAATGATTTTGCCAAATTTCTCAATTCAACTATATCTTCACATTGATCTATTTTTGATGCAAGTTTTGTATATTCAAAACTCTTAGTTAAATTTGTAAGTTCAATTTCATTTGGGTTCATTTAATAACTCCTTTAGTAAGTTTTTGATTTCGTTGATATCCTCTTTTATATTAGCAACCTCTTTTTCAATGTTCTGTATTTTTTGATTCTTTTTATTTTTAGATTCACGACTGGTAATATATCTTTCATAACCAAGAGAATCTATATTTACAATTGAATCATTATTAGGGTCTCTTAAAAGATTTGAGTGACCCTCTACTCCATGATATTCTGTCATGCTAATGCGATAACTCTAAGGTCTTTAACTCTAGGAACATAAACTTGGTTAGTCGATGTCATTACGAGTTTGATTCTATAGTATCTAAATGGTTCCAAATTATCCATTGTAAAGATGTATTCCTTATACTCAAGATTGTTGCTATTAAAATCAAGGACATTCGTTTTTTGTATCTCAGTATCAGGATGACCATCATTATCTTTTAGATTTATGATGTTTCCATTTGATTTTAGATTTGAGAATCCTGGGAATGGGGTAAAGATAGGATTTGATGTTGGTTCATTTCCAACACAATAGAATGCTCTGATATCAGAGAAAGTATTAATGTAAGCATTAAGATCAATCTTAAGTGAAGTTGCAGAGTTCTCCAGAGAAAGTTCTCTAGAGATATATTGAAAAGCAGAAGGATCGGAATCAATACTATTTACTCTAGGATCTGTAATATAGTTTGTGATTGGATTATTAACTCTATTTGTAGTAAAGATTGTATTCATTCTTTGAGAATCAATTACAGGACTTACTCTTGTATCAACGGAGTTCAGGAATAATCTAAGAGTCATAGACTTATTGCCAGGAACATTAGTAAGTTTTTGATCCTCATTAACTTTAGAGAATATTGCTCTTGGTGTAGAGAGGAAATTTGGTTTATTTAATACAATTGATTCAAATCCATTATCAACAAATGGAATTTCATTTCCACTAATTCCAGTAGTTGTTGTGGATCTAAACTGGGCATTAATTGTAGAACCCTGAACAGTCTGAGACTGAATCATCGGAGTTACAATTTCATAAGGAATATTTTGAGATGCTCTAATTCCGTATCCACCAGCAGATTTTGTATCTTGAACATAAAGTGAAGGTGCATCATCTGTATTTCTTTCTGTGCTGCGATCTAGATTATTAACATTAAACTTCTCCGCCATGTTAAGTTTGATATAGTAAGAATCTAAGGTGATTGGATTCGTAACAGTAACATCATTCATATCATGAATTTTGTTAATTCTTGCTAGATTAATTCCAGATAGTTCATACTTGTAAACTAATGTGCCAATTGGATAAGATGCTTTATTTGCACCTCTAGTAATTGTTCCTCCAATAACATTTGATCCTGATGTAGATGTATACTCTATAACTTCATCGCCAATTTTTAAATAACCACGGTTCGTATTCCCTACCGGGAACTTCTCAAACTCAGTAAAGGAAGCATTACTTTCTACAGAAATTGAACCTTGAGAACCTACATCGTATGCAATTGTAAGACGAGTAGGAACTATATCAGATTCAACGCCACTTATCTCAACTCTATTATCATCAAAATACATACCATGATTTGCATGGTTGACTTTTATATGTCTTCCATCAGAATCATTTGCGAATGTAGTTATTGATAATGGGTATACTGGTCCGGAAACATTGCTGATAGAGAATGTGGTAAATCCAACAGAATTATTACTTGAAACATATTTAATTCCATTGCTGCTATTAGAAATAAAATCACCAACAACATTATCAAGTACAATAGTATTTGTAGCAGCAACACCGGCAACAGTTAATCTTAAGTCTCTTCCAACATCAACACCGGAAATACTAAGAACATCTCCCACATTATATGCACTACCTCCACCATCC